CTGGTATTGGAAAAGTGGTTACCACAATTGGTTGGGGAATATTATTATTAGGAGATATAATTACCTCAAGTGTGAGGGGTGTTGTAAAATGGGCGGAAATAATACTTGATATTATAACCATTTGTACGACTGGAGCTTTTGGTGCTACCGTTGGTAAAGTTTTGAAACCTTTTTTTGGAACTGGAAGTTCCCTTGCAACTTTAATGACAAAATTATCAAAATATACTTGGTTTACAAGTATAGTTGGAGCAATAAAAACTGGAATTTCTAAAGTAACTGGTTTGTTAGGTAAAGCAATGACTTGGATAATGTCAACTTCTTGGTGGAAATTCCTGGCGGGTACTTCAATAGGTAAATTTATTGGTAGTGCAATGACTAAAGCAACATCGTTTTTTAATGAGATGACAAAATCTATGGCTACTAAGGGTGGTGCGGGCACAAAAGCACTCGCTACCGGTAATCAAAATCTAACTAACCTCGCAATTAAAAAAGGTCAAGCAAAAATTAAAACTAAATTAACAACTGGCGCCGCCGAAGATTTAGCATGGGCAGGAGGCGCTGAGTTAGCTGGAGATGCTGGTGGTGAACGAGCTAAAGCTGCGGTTAACTTAACTAAAGCGGGTTCCGGTCTTGAGTCGGGGATTAGTGATTTAAGTAAAACTAAAAAGACTGGAGTCGGCTTTACAACTTACGATAATGCACAAAAACAAAAATTAGCAAAACAAACCGGGACAATAACTAAAGACGCTATTAAAACAGGTAAGGCAGGTGCTGGAGTTGTTGCAGGAGAAGAGGAACCAGAAAATAAAACACAAACACCTATAGGATCAACGTTTGCTCCTGGACAAATTACGACATAAAAAAACCCCACCGTTAAGATGAGGTTTTAATTGGTGGAGGTGCGGAGGCTCGAACTCCGGTCCATAATATCCTGTCAGATAAGGACTACACGTTTAGGTTAACATTTTCTAATGTTCCAAAATATTTGGTTTTAATTTGACCAAAAACAAAGTTAATCTGTTCTTCACCATCGTAGATCAACAACCAATGGACGACTCGATTTCGGGTTCAGTCGTATTCCACCTTAAAGGACTTCTGTTGCTAGGTTATATGTCCGTCGACCCCCGTTTCCGTAAACTTCTTAAGCTACAGTAACTTCAGAACCTCTTACTAATCCAAGAGTTTCCATTTTGTTTAGCACATTGCCAGTTGTTTTTCTGAATCAGTTTTTAAGGAGATTAATTCAGTCTCCACGTGCCCTTATTCTTCAGCCGATACCTGTCAAATCCAAAAACACCCCCATATTTTCAAAGAACTATATATAAATACAAATATAATTATATTTATCTAATATGGCAAGTGAAACCTATGAATTTTTTAAAGATTTAGCAAATGGTAAAGAAATCAATAGATGGTCTTATCCGGATAAGTTAATATATGATGTTCGTCATACCAGAGGATCAAATTCAATTAAAGTTGTAATTACTTTTGATGATGACGATGATTTTTTAGATGTACTAGGTATTGAAAAGGATGATGGGGATCGTTATACATTTAAAAGATTTATGAGTAGTTATTATCGTGACGATTGGGATAGCTATAGGTACGATGATGACTGGAGTGAAGGATATACGTTACAAAATTTTAATAATGAAAATAAAGAACTTGTAAATGAGATATTAAAATACACAAATCCAACTTTAAGGGTTATTGAAGGTGATAATGATAATTTATCTAAAATATCAAGATTTTTAGAAACTAGATTTAAAGATGTAATTGATGAATTAATTTATGATAGTGCCGAACAAAGAGAGGAATGTATTTATGATGGTGCAAAACAGGTAATAATGAGAGAAACTGATAACCCGTTTAAAAGGTTTGGGATAGTTCAAAAAAGTCACGCTTATAGATTTGAGACAACCGTTAATGTTATTTTAAAATTATATCGTTTATTAAACGCTGAAGATGAAGATCTTAAAGGACTTCTAACAAAATTACATGAAAAATACCCACAAGTAAGTTATATTGGTGATTGGGAGAACCTTCAATATGAAGGTTGGTGTGATAATTTTGATGAAGAATTAGAACAAGAAAACTTTAAAAAACATTTAGAAAAAATACTTGATGAAATTCGTGATAATTCTGATGAGTATGATAGTGAAGAATATAATAAATTATATGATAAAGTTCACGAACTTGGTGGGTTTGGTAAATGGATTAAAATTAATGAAAAGGGTCTTAGTATACACTTTAAATCTTTGGACGAAAAAACAAACATGCTAAGTATGGTAGTTCAAAAATTTGGATCTCCTATGCAGTCAAGGTCTGTTAATAACCTTGAAGATTTAAATTTAACATTATATCATCCGGAATTATTTGAAAGTGTTAAAAAAACTTTAAGAAAATTTTTATAATCCAGATTTAATTTCTATATTTGTTTTATGGAAAGAAATTTTGAATTATTAAAGGATGTATTATCAGTCCCAACAAAAACGTATCAAGAACATTTAATGGTTGAATTTATAAGTAATTGGTTGACTGAAAATAATATTCCACACTACATTGATCAATTTAACAATGTTTACGCAACAAAACAAACTGATGGTGATATTTCCCATTTTCCTTGTGTTGTTGCTCACACCGATACTGTTCATAATATTGATACAATAAACGTTGTTGAGGAAATGTTACCAAATGCTCAGAAAGAAATAAAATTAGCACTAAAAGCATATAACGATGAAGGAAGCCCAACTGGTATTGGTGGTGATGATAAATGTGGTGTATATGGTTGTCTTGAATTACTAAAAGAATTACCTAATCTAAAAGCTGCGTTTTTTGTGGCCGAAGAAACCGGATGTAAAGGATCATCTAATGCCGATCCAAAATTCTTTAAAAACATCGGATATGTAATCCAATTTGACGCACCAGAAAATAATATGATTTCCGAGTTTTTGATGAATAAACCAATGTTTAAAAGAGATTCAGAATTTTTTAATGTTGGTGGTCGTTTAATTACAGAACACTTTCCAGGCGATACCAAATACCATAGACACCCTTACACGGACATCTTTCCGTTAAACCAAAATTTTGGTCTATCTTGTTTTAACATCTCAATTGGTTATTACAACTACCACACAAAAAATGAATATGTTGTTGTTGAGGACACATATAATGGTATAAAAGTTGGTAAGTTAATGATAGAGGAATTAGGTTACACTAAACATTAAAAAAAAGGAGGGTTTTTAATCCTCCTTTTTCTTTCTTCCTTTTTTCTTTGGTTCTAAAACAACCCTTTCTTCTAATTCTATGACTTGTTCATCACCTTCTGTTTTAACAAATAACATATATTGTTTATCTTCAACAACTTCATTTGTTAATATTTTTTCTGAAATAAGATCTTCTATTTTATCCTGGATTGCTCGTTTAATTGGTCTTGCTCCAAACAATTCGTCAAACCCAACCTTTGCAATTTTTTCAATTACCGATTGTTCATATGTGAAATTATATTTCATTGATGTTAATCTACCAATTAATTTATCAATTTCAAGTTTAACAATCTTATCAACATGTTCTTTTTTCAAGGAATTAAAGATTACAATATCGTCAATTCTATTTAAAAATTCTGGAGCAAAAAACTTACTCAATTCTTTTTTAAGAACGTCTCTCTTATATTCTTCCTGGACCGCATCACTATTGTTGTTTGTTTTAAACCCAACACCACTTCCAAAATCTTGAACTTTTCTAACACCAATATTTGATGTCATAATAATTAAACAATTTTTAAAATTGATCTTTCTACCTAACCCATCTGTCATATGTCCATCATCTAACATTTGAAGTAAAGTTCCGAAAATCTCTTTGTTTGCTTTCTCAACCTCATCAAATAAAATTACAGAATATGGTTTATTTTTTACTTGTTCCGTTAATTGGCCACCTTCTTCGTGACCAACATATCCCGGAGGAGAACCTATTAGTCTTGATATGGTGTGTTTTTCCTGATATTCGGACATATCAACACGAATCAAACTATCCTCACTACCAAAAATTTCTTTTGCAAGTTTCTTAGCTAAAAATGTTTTACCAACACCAGTAGATCCAAGGAAAATAAATGAACCAATTGGTCTATTTGGATCCTTAATACCAACTCTATTTCTTCTAATTGACTTTGATATTTTTTTAACAGCTTCTTCTTGACCAATAACATTAGCATTTAGAGTATCTTCTAAACTAACAAGTGAGTTTTTTTCATCCACATTAATTTTACTTACTGGTATCTTTGTCATGTTTGAAACAACCTCGTAAATTAACTCTTCTGGAATACCTCTTTTACTTGTCTTTAATTCCTCCTCAAATTTATTTTTTTCCTCTTCAAGGTTATTTAAAATATTTTTTTCACGGTCTCTTAATTCGGCCGCCATTTCATATTTTTGTTTTTTAATAACATCAGCTTTTTCTTTTTTGATATCTTGAGCTTCCTGTTTTAATTTTTCAATATGTTCCGGAAGTTTAATATCAATTTGCATCCTTGACCCAACCTCATCTAAAATATCAAACGCTTTATCTGGAAACTCTCTATCTGTAATATAACGATCTGCTAACTCAACACATAACCAAAGAGCTTCGTCGGTGTAATTAACCTTATGATGATCTTCATATTTTTCCTTACTTAATTTAAGAATCTCAAATGTTTCTTGTTTTGTTGATGGATCCACAATAATTTTTTGAAATCTCCTTTCTAATGCACCATCTTTTTCAAAGTGTTTTCTATATTCATCAAGTGTTGTAGCACCGATACATTGAATTTCACCTCTTGATAAAGCTGGTTTGAATATGTTTGACGCGTCAAGTGATCCGGAACTATTACCAGCACCAACCATTGTATGAATTTCATCAATAAAAATTATAATATTTGGATTATTTTGTAACTCCTCAATTATAACTTTCATTCTTTCTTCAAATTGTCCTCTATATTTTGTCCCAGCAACAATTGAGTTGATGTCTAATGATACAATTCTTTTATCTGATAAATTTTTAGGACATTCACCACTATGAATCATCATCGCAAGACCCTCAACGATTGCTGTTTTTCCAGCACCTGGTTCACCAATAATGATTGGGTTATTTTTTTTTCTTCTTGATAGGACTTGAGCAATTCTTAAAATTTCTTTTTCCCTACCAATTACAGGATCTAATTTTCCCAATTGAGCTTGTTTTATTAAATCTTTACTGAAGTTATCTAAAACAGGTGTTCCACCATCAGTTTTCTTTTTGTTTTTGTCGTTGTCATCTACAAATTCTATTGCCATAATAAATGTTTTATTTAATTTTAAATATAATCTTCTGTGTTGTCAATATTTGACTTTTTGTCAGTCACTTAAAAAAACATTGACAATTTGTCATGTTTTTTGTTTTGGTATAGATTTAGTCAAAACCAAAACAAAATAAACTTATAAAAAAATAAAATTATGTTTGGTAAAAATTTTGACAAACTTTTTAATGAATTATTCAGTTCTGATCCTTTTTTTAAGGATATAAACAATTTTGAAAAGAAGACTTATAAATCAGAAGATGGGTCAATTACATTTACTTACATCACAAATACTAAAGGTGATCTAAATAAATCTGATGAGTTATATCTTTTAAAACAAAAACTTAATATGGCTGTTGAAGACCAAAATTTTGAGGAAGCTGTGGAGTTAAGAGATAAAATTAAAAACCTTGAAAAAAACAAAGAAAAAATAAGTGGTCTGAAAAAAGAACTGGACGAATGTGTTAAAATCAAGAATTTTGAGAGGGCAATAGAATTAAGAGATGAAATTAACTCCCTAAAATGATAAAGGATCCACCAGAAATGGTGGATTTTTTATTTATGTAAAATATATTTATCAAAAAAAATATATTATGGCAATTTTAAAAGAAGAAATCGCAGGTTCAAAAATTATTAATATAATTGAGTCTTCAAACATTATAAAAACAGAATATGACACACTAACTAAAAAATTAGTAGTTGAGTTTAAACACGGTGGATCTTATATCTATGACGATGTTCCACATCAAGTTTACACACAGTTTAGAATGGCCCCATCACAAGGATCTTTTTTTAGTAAAAACATATCTAAAACTTTCAAATATAAGAAAGCTGAGTAAATCAATAAACCATTATATTTATATGTAATGGATAATGCACTTATAAAAAGTTTTGAGCCACAAAAAAAACTAAATTCCAAAATCTGGGAAAAATTTGGTAATTCTGTAAGAATGGAACCTGTGGTTAGAGCAAGGTTATTAGAAATAGCAAATGAGTTTATAGATTTTTTAGATATAGAAATTATGGTGTCCGACATTATTTTAACAGGATCACTAGCAAATTATAATTGGTCAAAATATTCTGATTTTGATTTACACATTGTTGCCGATTTTAGTCAATACTCAGAAAAACAAAAAGAGTTATATGAAAAATTATTTAATTTAAAAAAATTAATTTTTAATCAAAAACAAAATATAACAATATTCAATTACGAGGTTGAACTATATGTTCAAAATGAAACCGAAACACATTTTAGTAGTGGTGTTTATTCTGTCTTGTTTGACGAATGGGCAAACAAACCAAAAAAGGAGGATGTGAATATTGATAAAAATCTTTTAAAAGAAAAATCAAAACAATGGATGAATATAATTGATGGTGTAATTGAAAACATTGAGGATGAAGACATTGAAACATCAAAAAAATTATTAGACAAATATAAAGACAAGATTAAAAAATTTAGAACCTGTGGTTTAGAAACAGGTGGTGAATATTCAATTGAAAACCTTGTATTTAAGATACTAAGAAGGAATGGATATATTGAAAAATTAATGACTGCTTACTCAAAAATTTTAGACGATAGATTATCTATGGAACAATAATTTAACAATTAAATAGATAAAGATATTTATTGTTATATTTATTAATAAAAAATTAATTAAAAAAAAACAAAATACTATGGGAGGATTAAGACCTATTGGAAGTGAAAAACTTAGCGGAATGGATAAAATCCGTAGAATAATGGAAATTGCAACATATGATGGTAATAAAGGTTCTAACCTAAATGAAGATAAAGAAAATGTATTTTCTGTTAAATTAGCAGATAATATTGACTATGTCATTGTGAAAGAAAAACAAGGATATATTATTAAAGAGTCATTTAATGGTGAAATTAATTATTTAGAAAATATACAAGAAAGAAAATATTATAAATCATATTCTCAAGCATTAAAAAGATTAAATCTGGTTGCAAAAGAGAAAAATACTCTTTATGAGAACAAAAAAGGGACGGCGTTGTTTGAACAGTCTGAAAAAAAAAAGTATTATCTAGACTTGGGTGATAAAAAAAAAGAGGAAACTAAATCAGAAACAACACCTGCTCCGGCAACACCTGTAACACCTGCTCCGGCAACACCTGTAACACCTCCTCCAGCGGCACCTCTTGAGGAACAAGGTGATCCTACGTTAGATCCTAACGCAGCGGCACCGGCTGTAGCACCACCATTGCCTGGAGCTGAAACAGCACCACCATTACCTGTAACCGAACCAATTCCAGATGCTGGACTAGAAGGTGGTGAAGGAATGGAACCAGAAGAAGATATGGGTATGGAACCAGAAGAAGGTGGTGAAGATAAAAAAGAAGAAATTACATTTAAACTTATCCAAAAACTTACCGGGAAATTAGCACAAAAATTAAGATCTTACGGCGAAGATAAAGAAATGAGTTCTGATAACATTAAGTATGTTATAAACTCAATAATATCAGCAATTGATGTTGAGGCTTTGGACGAAGACGATATTGAAGAGATTATTAATAGATTGGAAGGTGAAGAAGAAGAGGGTGAGGAAGGAATGGAAGATGAAATGGATATGGAATCTGAAGAAGAACCGATGGGTGGTATGGGTGCAGAACCAGGATTAGAAGGACCTCCACCAGCGCCAGAAGGAGCTCCAGTTCCGGCACCAGGTGAAATGGCAGAAGGATTTAAAAATTTAAGTGATGCTTTTGTAAATAAATTTAAAGGTGCTTATAGTTCTGTGTTGGCCGATAAAATGATGGAAGGTCAAAGAAGAGACAGAAGAAGAAAAAAACGTAGCTACTCTGAAAATATCGGTGAATCTAATGTTGATAGAATTATCTCAAATTATTTTAATATAAAAGAAGATGAATATATTATAAAAGAAGAAGAAACAAGAAAAGAAATTGAATTTATAAAAAGAAAAAATACATCAGAAATTAAAAGACTTTCAGAATCTTTAAGACAAGAAAGAATGGCTTTAAAATTTATTGAGAAATTCCCTAAAGCAAAACTAATTGGTTCTACAACAAAGAAAAATTTAGTATTTAAACAAGGATTAACTGAAAGAAAAATAACACCAGAAGGACAGGTTCTATGAGTTATTTAATTTATATAAATGGGATGGGACCAAACTATAAAGGTGATAATATCTATGAATTTATATTCTCGGATACGACTGAAGATGTTTGGGGTGAAAATTGGGAATCAAAACCAGCAAATGGTTATCCATCACCTCCGGATGTTGAATATATTAAAAAAGTAGGAACACTAAAAAATGAAAAAATAACATTAGATCTGGTTCAAGGATCTGATGTTTTTTCTGTTTTGGACTCTATGGATGGTGTGATTGCAATGGGTTGGGAAAGAGAGTGTGATGAGGTTGATTTCTCAATAACAAAAAGGTTGGTATTCAAGTTTGGTGATACCGAACAAGACGTAAAAGATAAACTATACGAACGAGATATCGTTTTAGAATTTGAAAAAAAAGTAGTATATGAAAACTAATAAATATGTAAAAATCCTTTTGGATAATGGTTTAAATGTAAAAACAATATCTAAATTAAATGAGTCACAAATGAGAGTGCTTGTTGAAAGATTTAAAAAACTTGAATCTAAAGAACAAGTGACACCAATAACACAACCAGCAAAAACCGGTTTTAAAATACAAGGATCTGGTAATTTACCTAAAACTGATAAAGGTTATTCCTTAAGTAAAAACCCTGACGGTTCTATGGATGCTTTCCCAATGACTGAAGATGATACATTAAATATTGTTACTGATCCTGCCGCAACAGCAGATGGAATGGAAACAACAGAAGGAGAAACAAACGAAAGATTTAAATCTACAGCACAACAAAGATTTTTTTGGAGAAAGTGTGATAAAAGCGAAGACAAGAAAAGTAAGTGGTGTCAATTAGCAAATGAATTTCAAAAAGACACTAAGGATAAGAATTTACCAAAAAAATTACACCCAGAAAAAAGTGTAAAAGTAAAAACTGAAGGTTATGAAAAATACCTTGAGGATAGTATTGTTGAGATGGTTGATAGATATATTAACCCTGCAATGACAAAATCCCAACTTATAAACACTTTAAATGAAAAAGTTAATAAGTCAGAATCTTTCATGTTGAAAAAACCAAAAAGAAACTCTATATTTTCACAAGACGAAGGAAAAGAAATGAAAACAATGAAAAGACCAATCGGTAAAATGTTCTCTTTGGGTGAAGACACAAAAGAAAAAGAAAGAACAAAAACAAGAGAAAAAGAAAAAGATAAGGATAGAAAAAATCCTTACGAACCAAAACATAAACCAGCACCAAAAGCTAGAAAAGAGTTTAAGGAACAAGAGATCGCACCTTCAAAACCAGGTACAAAAGAAAGAACAAAAGAAAAAGATCCAGGTAAGAAAAACCCTTTCCAACCAAAACACAATCCAGCACCAAAAGCAGGAAAAACATCTTTACCAAACTTTTTGAAGTGGGATAAACTTAGAGTTAATTTAAAATAAAACATATAATGGGAAATTTAAACGACAGAAAACTTAATAGTTTAATTAGAAAAGCATTAAACGAAGCGCCAATAGATTACGAAGGACCGGAAAGAATGGACCCAAGTATTGAAAGAAAAATTTTAGATAAATCTACACCATACTCAAAACATCCTGCAATGCCAAAAATGAATAGAGATTTTGTTGAACTTATTTCATCTAAAAGATTTAACGATACTGTTGGTAAATTAAGATCTGCATTAGAAAGAAGTGTTGGTTCTACTAGACATCTTACAACTGGGAATCCACTTATGAACCTTATGGGTTTAGTAATGACAGCTCTTAGACAAAGTGGGTTAATTGAAACAAGATATAAAGAAGAGCTTGAAAATTTAGCTGTTGAATTAGTTAAAAAAGAAATGGCAATTCCTCCAGGTTCTTTACAATTTGATGCAAAACTTATGGGTATGGGTCAAAGTGAGTCAACTCAAAATATGAGAAGACAAGCTGAAGAACCATCAAGAGAAGAAATGATGGATGCTTTTAAAAGTGCTCAAGATCATGAAAACGATGTTGAGGCTTTCTTAGATGCTATGGACAACTTTGATAGAGAAAGAGCAAAAAGAAGAATGATTAATGCTCTTATTGGTGGTGCGGCAAAAAAAGGTCAATACATGTATCACATGGTTTCACAAAGATTAAATGAAATTGATCCTAATCTTGTTGAGTTATATGGTATTACAACAGCAATTATTGATCACTTATACTGGTTATACCCAGAAGAAACACTTGAAGCCATGTCTGGTCAAGGTGGTAGTGAAGTTGGGACTTCTGAGATTGATAACCAAACAGATCCACCAACAGTTAAAGCCAGAGGTGTAAACTTCCCAACATTAGTACATGAACTTGTTAAAGGTGTTTATGAAGTTTTTGGAACACATGGTTTACCTGACGATCCAAGACAAGCTGAAATGATTATGGGTGCTGAAGATACGGTTCCAGCAGAAGCTTGGGATTTAAAATTAGGACCGGTATTTTGGGAACTTTTACAAAAATCATATCCTATTGAGATTCTAACTGAAGATGATATGAAACACATCCAGCATTATCTTTTTATGAGATTAAGTGCTATGCCAGCTGAAGAGTTCTTCCAATTATTCAAAGAAGTTTTAGAAGAAAAACAATCAGGTAAAGATAAGATTCAAAGAATGGTAAATGAAATTGTAAGAGAATTAGAAGAAAATGACGAAGAAGAGGATGACGAAGAAGAGGATGACGATATTCTTTCTCAATTAGGTTTATAAAAATTATATATTGTTCTAGAAACCCCCTTTTATGAAAATAATTGGGGGTTTTGATATTTATATTAAAATATCTTTATGGCTTTAACTAAAGAACAAATAATGTTAGAGTATGTGAGGTGTATGAAAGACACTCCATACGCATTAAGAACATACCTACAAACTTATGATAACACCGTATCTAAATACGTACCACTTGAGCTATTTCCGGATCAAGTATCTCTACTAAAAGATTATGAAGAATACGAAGAAAATATCGCATTAAAATACCGTCAGGCTGGAGTATCAACGGTAACGGCTGCTTGGATATCAAAAAGATTAGTATTTGCAAAAAAAGAAAGACCCGAAAAAATATTGATTATTGCTAACAAACTTGATACATCAATGGAGATGGCAAATAAAATTAGAGCATTTGTTGATCAATGGCCGTCATGGGTTGGGACTGGGTTTTCTGTTGATAAAAATTCACAAAGACATTATAAACTTACGAATGGTTGTGAGGTAAAAGCCGTTGCAACATCACGAGATGCTTTGAGGGGTTATACACCAACTATACTTGTTTTTGATGAGGCGGCGTTTATTGAAGCTGACGGTGATTTCTGGGCAGCTTGTATGGCATCACTATCTACCGGTGGTAAAGTAATTGTGGTATCAACACCAAACGGATATGACCCAATTTATTATGAAATCTATAACCAAGCAAACAAAGGGATTAATAACTTTAAAATTTCTGAAATGTTTTGGTGGAAAGACCCAAGATATTCAAAAGAACTTTATTTGGTTCCAACTGACGATATGGTGGATTATCTTTTAAATAAAGATGAAAGAGACCATTCTGGAAATATCTCATTTGCGGATTCAGATCCATACGATAGAGATTATGAAAAAATAAAAGAGTATTTCTCAAAAGGATACAAACCGTGTTCTCCTTGGTATGAAAAGATGGTTAAAAAACTAAAGTATGACAAAAGAAAAATTAACCAAGAGCTTAATTGTGAATTTTTAGGTTCTGGTGATAACGTATTTGATTCAAAACAACTAGAGTATATTAAACAAAGTACAATAGAAGATGCCCCAACAAAACTGATGGGTAATTCTTTGTGGATGTGGAAAGAACCAGTTCAAGGACACAAATACATTATGGGTGTTGACGTTTCTCGTGGTGATAGTGAAGACTTTTCATCTATTCAAATAATTGATTTTGATGAAAGAGAACAAGTTTTAGAATATGTTGGGAAAATACCACCTGACGCTTTAGCTGAAATTGCATATAAGTGGGGATTAATGTATAATGCGTTTTGTGTTGTTGATATCACCGGTGGTATGGGGATCACTACTGTAAGAAAAATGCAAGAACTTGGATATAAGAGTTTATATATTGATGGTGTTGACTCAATGAATATATGGGCGGTTAATAAAACTTCTGTTGACAAAATACCAGGAATTAACTTTAATAATAAAAGAGTCCAAATTGTTGCGGCATTTGAGGAGTATGTGAGACACAAATTTAAAATAAAAAGTGTTAGGTTGTATAATGAAATGAACACTTTTGTTTATGTTAACGGTAGACCGGACCATCAAAAAGGGCAACACGATGACCTTATTATGGGTGTATCAATGGCAATATATGTTGGTGAATCTTCTTTTTCTAAATTAGAAAAAGTTACGGAAAAAACAAAAATAATGATTGAGTCTTGGACGGTAGCAAATAACGAAGCGGTAGCAAAAGAGGCTTTTTTTAATCCAGTACTCCCAAACACAAATGTAAAAAATGATAGATATGGTAGAGACTTTTCTGGACCATCAAAAAATGATTATATTGAATACAGTTGGTTATTTGGTAAACGATAATATTTATTGTTATGGGTTTAAGTCGTAGAAAAAAATCAGGAAAAAAAATTGGCGGATCTTCACTTATTGTTGTTGGTCAAGACATTTATAGTACAAAAACTTTTAAACCGGATTTTAATAAAAAAAGAAAACCATATCAAGAATTTGCTGAAGCTCCAATTATTGAACCAACGACAACTACAACTACAACAATCCCAATTCAAACTTGTAATTTGGAAACACAACAATTAAACAATTTGATTACACAAGATTATTTTAATTTGGTTTGGTGTTAAAACATTTAGAAAAAAAAGAAAGTTATTAAATTTTTAAATATGGAACAAAATAATTTAACAATATGGCAGAAGTTATCCAAAACGTTTGGACCTAACTCTCTGTTAAGTATGGATGAACCGTCTTATAGACTAGACAAAAAAGTAATACTAAGAACACCAGATAAACAAGAGTATGAAAAAGAAAAGTTGCAAATGCAACAAAGTCTATATATTCAAGATAACTGGAAAAAAATAGAAAATAATTTATACGCTCAAGCCGTATATTACGAACCAAATAGGATTTCTGCTTTTTATGATTATGAATCTATGGAATATACTCCAGAAATCTCAACAGCCCTTGACATATACTCCGAAGAATCAACAACACCAAATCAAGATGGTTATGTTTTACAAATATATTCTGAATCAAAAAGAGTTAAAGCAATTTTAGCTGATCTATTTAATAAGGTTTTAGATGTGAGTATTAACTTACCAATGTGGATTAGAAATACATGTAAATATGGTGATAATTTTGTCTATTTAAAACTAGACCCAGAAAAAGGAATTGTTGGTTGTTTACAATTACCAAATATTGAAATTGAAAGATTGGAAAGAGGAATGGAAGCAAGAACTATGACGGCTAATATTGGTTCAGATGTTGAATTTAAACACAAGAATTTAAAGTTTGTTTGGAAAACCAAAGATATGGAATTTAATACTTGGGAGATCGCACACTTTAGATTACTTGGTGATGACAGAAAACTTCCATATGGTACATCAATGCTTGAAAAAGCAAGAAGGATTTGGAAACAACTTGTGTTATCTGAAGATGCGATGTTAATTTATCGTACCTCTAGAGCACCAGAAAGAAGAGTTTTTAAAGTATTTGTTGGGAACATGGATGACAAAGATGTGGAAGCGTATGTACAAAGAGTTGCAAATAAGTTTAAAAGAGATCAAGTTGTTGATAAAAATACTGGTAATGTAGATTTAAGATTTAATCAAATGGCTGTAGATCAAGATTATTTTATTCCAGTTAGGGATGCGGCCGCTGCAATGCCAATTGAGACATTACAGGGAGCTCAAAACTTATCTGAAATCGCGGATATTGAATACATCCAAAAGAAATTAGTTACAGCACTTAGGATTCCAAAAGCTTATTTAGGTTTTGAAGAACCGGTTGGTGACGGAAAAAATCTATCATTACTTGATATTCGTTTTGCAAGAACAATTAATAAAATTCAAAAAGCAGTAATTGCTGAATTAAATAAAATTGCAATTATTCATTTATTTTTACTTGGGTTTGAAGATGAGCTTGGAAATTTTACTTTAGGGCTTACAAATCCATCTAAACAAGCTGATCTGTTAATGATTGATCTTTGGAAAGAAAAGGTAACACTTTATAAAGATATGGTTACAGAAATTCCAAACACAATACAACCAACATCAGCAACCTGGGCTAAAAAACACATATTTGGATTTTCTGATGAAGATATTAAACTTGAAATCCAACAAATAAGATTAGAAAGAGCTGTGGCCGCTGAAATCGCAAATACAGCAACAGTTATAACACACACTGGATTATTTGATAATGTTGACAAATTATATAAAACTGTATCTGGAGAAACTACGAATGCTGCGGGAGGAGCACCACCAGCAGGAGGAGCACCACCACCACCTCCGGGAGGTGAAGCACCGGCACCAATGATGGATAGTGTTGAAAAATCCAATCTAAATATACTACTTGAAAGTGATGCTTTATTTGGTGATGAATATATTGATTTATCAAAAGGTAAAAATTCTTTAGGTCAGATTGAAGAAGAACTTGAAAAATTACTTAATGGTTAATATTTATAATAAAAATTAGCTATGAAATTTGGATTACTTAAATCAAAAATAGAAAAATGTTTGGTAGAATCATACACAAACAATACAATAAAAAGAGATTTATTTGTCTTTGACCAATTAGTTGCAAAAAATAAAAATATAAATAAACTTTATTATTTATATGATGAACTATCATCAAAAAAAGGTTTAAATGAATCTATAGCTTCTGATTTTGTAAATCAAAGTATTACTATCTATGAAAATATTGTTAACAAAATTTCTAAATCTGATATTGATGACTTAAAATTGTGGGTTAGTGATATTAAAACAAAAAATATTTACGAAGATATTGATAATGTTTTTTCTAATAATCTTTTAACATTGGAAAATAAAATTAAAAGTAAAAATATTTTAATAGAAAATCTGAAGAAAAAAGATGAAAATAATGACGAACTAAAAAATATTAGTATTAATCAAATGGTCCAGATTGCAAATAAAACTGTAAAAAATTATTTGTCATCACTAAATGAAAATGAAAAAATAAAATTAGAATCAATATTATCAGAGTCGGACGAAAAGTTAACTTTAAAATATGAAATAATTAAAGAAGATGTTGTTGACAAATTAAATGATTTAAAATCTAAAGAAACTGACAATGATATTAAATCTAAAATAACAGAGACAATAACAAAAGTTAAAAACGAAAAATACGATAAATTAAATTACTTTAAACTACAAGAATTAAATAGAAATATTTAATTATTTGATTGTAATTTTTGTCTATAGATTGCTTTGTTTAACAAGTCTCTCCTCTCAACTGATTTTTTTGTAAATTCCTTTCTATAATTTAGATGTGAATTTTGACGAGTTTTTATAACTTTACTCTTTAACTCTTTAAGAGCTCTTTCTATGTCGTTTTTTTTTACCGGGACTATTAACATAATTTAATTAAAATGTTTATTATATTGATATATATTACAAAATTAAGTATTTTTTTAAAAATAAACCAAAGTCACATGGAAAAAAATTATGAAGAAAGGAAAAACTACCAAAATAAATGGTTTCAGAACATCTAAAGTACATTACGGTACGGTAGATTCAAAAGAATTTAAATCACTATATTTAAACTTACAAACCTGGGTAGAACCAAAAGAAGAGTATGAAAACTGGAATAGAATTGTTTTAAATATGAATAGATCGGTTAAACATTCAGTATTTCAGAGTATAGATAAAAATTTATTTGATGATAAATTTATTGTAGATCTAGACTTAAGAACTAGTGGGTTACACTTAAAAAAGAAATCTTTTATGAATCTAGAAATAAATTTATTTTTAAAACAAGAAATAGATTTTAAATCAACAAAATTAAAAAAATCATTAAAAAATATTATAAAAGAAATATATTCCGATATACTAACAAGGAATGAATATTTCAAATTTTACTTAACTAAAAATGGAAATACTAAGTTAATAAAAATAAAAACCGAAAAGGAGTAATATTTATAATAAAAATTAAATATGAAAATTTTAGCACCTAACGAAACTGGTAAGGGCATTCTTATTGAATATGATGCAGGATATATAAACCCAAGAGAAAGTGGTAACCATTTTATTATGGAACAAAAAAATTTCTTGGATTATTCAAAACCCTTTGAATTTTATGCGGTTTTACAAAAATATAACACACCTAATAGAAACGGTAGAGTATACCCAGAAAAAATCTTAAAAAGAGAAGCTGATAACTATAAAAAGATGATTGAGAAAGGAACGTCTCTGTCCGAACTAAATCACCCAGAATCTTCTCTTATTGACCTTGATCGTGTATCACACATAATCACTGAGGTATGGTGGGATGGTCCGGTATTGTTGGGTAAATTAAAATTACTTACAAGTCCAGGATTTCATGAAAGAGGTATTTGCTCAACAAAAGGCGATTTAGCGGCAAATTACCTTAGACAAGGAGTTACACTTGGAATTTCTTCTCGTGGTGTTGGATCACTTAAAAAGGTTGGGGAACAAAATGAAGTACAAGATGATTTTGAATTAATTTGTTTTGACCTTGTTTCATCACCATCAACACCTGGGGCTTATTTATTTTTAAATAAAGATGATAGAATGAAATATGAAGAAAATCTAGATGAGGAGAAAAAAATGTCAATTGAAAGAAATGTTGGTGAAACTGGTAACAAATCTCTTGACTTAATGAAAAAATTGTCTCATTATTTAGAAAAATAAAATTATGGAACAAGGAGAAAAATATTTTGTAGCAAAAATTACATCGGATCTATTAGACAGTGAATCTGGTAGAGTAAAAAAAGTAAAAGAAGAAAAATTAGTATTAGGCTATACACCTACGGATGTTGAGGCAAAAGTAACAAAAGTATATGAAAATTATACGATGGACTGGAGAATCACATCAATAACTGAAAGTAAAATTGATGAGGTAATAGACTAATTAAAAATTATTTTTTTATAAAAGGGGACAAAATTGTCCCCTTTTTTGTTTTACACCGAATTTTTCTCCAACTACCAATATTTATATTGTAAAGAAAAATATCAATGGGAGAAAAAAACATGATAGAAGACACATTGTTCCAAATAAAGAATTTGGAAGAATCTCTTAAAAAAAACGCACAAGGAATACTTTCGTCAACAATGAGGAAAGAAATTAATTCACTAGTAAAAGAATCTCTTATGGAACAAGAAGAGGTTATAGAACCAGAAATGGACCCAGAAGATGTTGCTACAGAAGACCCAACTATGATGCCTGACGAGACTGGAATGGAAATGGATCCTAATATGGTAGCAGCAGAACCTGAATTTGAGGACCCAGAAATGATGGGTGATGAAAGTTTGCCTGGAATGGAAACTGGTGACGATGAAACAATAGACATGAGAGACGCCTCTGATGCTGAAGTAATCCGAGTATTTAAAGCCATGGGTGATAATGATGGCGTTGTAGTTACAAGAGATAACAATATTATCACATTAACAGATGATGACGATGAATACATCATTAAATTAAATGAATCTATGGAAAATTTTGATGAAACAGCATTTGACTCAGAACTTGAGGAAATGTATGAAGATGGTACTGAACTAGAAGAAGAAGATGAGGATATGGAATATTCTTTTGATGATGAAGAAGATGATGAGGATATGGAATATTCTTTTGAAGACGAGGACGAAGAAGATGAGGACGATATGGAAGATTATTCTTTTGAAGACGAGGACGAAGAAGATGAGGACGATATGGAAGATTATTCTTTTGAAGACGAGGACGAAGAGGTTGAAGGTGTCATGTATGAAATAGAAATGAATGAAGAATCTATGGATGACATTGACATGATGGAAATGGATGACGTGATGGAAATGGATGACGTGATGGAAATGGATGACATGGACATGATGGGTTTTGAAGATGACGATGAAGAAGAAGATTATTATGAAGATGATGATTTAAACATTTATGAATCTAAAAAAACTAAAAAAAGTTCTAAAGGATTAACCGGAAAAGGACCTAAATTCAAATACGGTCAAGTTACTGATTATAAAATGCCTAAACAAAAAGAAGGAACAAAAGGTGTTGGAATGGGTAAAGCTAAATTTAGTTATAAAGATGGTGAAAATCTTGATGGTGAATATAGACCAATAAAGAGAGGTAAAAAAGTTGAAACTAAAGAAGCTTCAAGAACTTACGGTTCTGGAAGATCGTTTGGTAGAGGTTTACCTAAACCAAAAGCAGCACCAAGACATCTTAAAGAAGAGGTAATTGAGTTAAGAACTAAAAATGATGAATACAGAAAAGCACTTGATTTGTTTAGAACTAAATTAAATGAAGTTGCGGTATTTAATTCAAACTTAGCTTACGCAACAAGATTGTTTACTGAGCATTCAACAACAAAACAAGAAAAGATTAACATCTTAAGAAGATTTGATGATGTTGAAACATTAAAAGAATCAAAAAATCTTTATAGAGTTGTTAAATCTGAATTATCAAATAATTCTCTTAATGAAAGTGGTTCATTGAATGAGTCAATTGAAAGAACTGTAAATAAAACAGCATCGTCTGGATCGGCAGTTAGTTTAATTGAATCTAAAACATATGAAAATCCACAGTTCTTAAGAATGAAAGATTTGATGGGAAAACTATAAAAAATAAACGAAAAATTAACTTTTTCAAAAGTAAAGTATATTTATACAATACATAAATAAAAATAAAGCTAAAAAAAATTAAAAATGGGAGCATTATTAGAATCAGGTCTTGTAGGTAACATTGGGTTAAAACACCTTAAAGTTATCAAAGAAGATACAATTAACAAATGGGACAGATTAGGGTTCCTTGAAGGTCTTAAAGGCCACCTAAAAGAGAACGTAGCACAATTATACGAAAACCAAGCTTCTCACTTGATTAACGAAGCAACTTCAGAAGGTTCTAACGGAGCATTTGAAACTGTTGTTTTCCCTATCGTAAGAAGAGTTTTCTCTAAATTGTTAGCTAACGATATCGTTTCTGTACAAGCAATGAATTTACCTATTGGTAAATTGTTCTACTTTGTACCTCGTATCCAAGGATACCAACAAACTAACCCAACTGATGTTGCTACTCACTATGCACCTGTTGGTTCACCAACAAATCCAGGTACTGGTAATGTTGGTGCTGGTTATCCACCAAATGCTAACGCATATGCTAAAAATCTTTATGATTTATTTTATGAAGGTTCAGAAGCTGGTTTAGATCCTCCAGGATTATTTGATTACTCAAAAGGAAAATGGTCTGCTGTTACAGCATCTACTAGCATGGTAATTTGGGATAATGGTAATTTAACAACTTCTGGCGCTGCTGCAGCTTACCAAAATGGTAACAGAAGAAAAATTATCGTTAAAATGTGTAACTTTAGAACTTTAGGTGTTGGTGCTGGTAAACTAATCGGACCTGATGGTAACGAAGTTGATACAGAATCTTTCCTTTCTGATTTAAGAATTTTTGCAACATCTAATATTACAACAACTGCTGATACTTGTAATGTTGTTTGGGATGCAGCTAATGGAGTTGGTAAACCATTATTGTTCAGAGTTGTTACTCAACAATATGGTAAAGGTATCGTTGATTACAATCAAGGACAACCTACACAAACAAGCTTCTTTAACGGTCCTAACTACGGAAATGGTGGTTCTTACTACGATATCTGTGACGCAACAGGATGTATCTATTTAGAAGTTGACCTTTCTTGTCCAGCGTGTTTTGAGTGTGGTGACGAATCTTTAGATGGTTACACAGGATCTACATTAGGAGCGTTGAGTGGTACTGAATTAATGGTTATGTATAGAACTTACGAAAATCTTGAGTTCGCTGAAGAAATTGGTGAGGTATCTTTTGATCTTCAATCAGTAACAGTTTCTGTAACTGAAAGAAAATTAAGAGCACAATGGTCTCCAGAACTTGCACAAGACGTTGCTGCATTCCATAATATTGATGCTGAAGCTGAATTAACAGCTTTATTGTCAGAACAAGTTGCTGCTGAAATTGATAGAGAAATCTTGAGAGACTTAAGAAAAGGTGCTGCTTGGAATTTAAGATGGGATTACAACGGATGGAGAAGATTGAGTTTAACAACTTCTTATACTCAAAAAGACTGGAACCAAACTTTGATCACAGCAATTAACCAATTGTCAGCACAAATCCACAAGTCTACACTTAGAGGTGGTGCTAACTGGATCATCGTATCTTCTGAGGTTTCTGCAATCTTTGATGATTTAGAATACTTCCACGTATCTAACGCGTCTCCTGAGCAAGATCAATACAACATGGGTATTGAAAGAGTTGGTACACTTTCTGGTCGTTACCAAGTGTATAGAGATCCTTACTTCCCACCAAATCAAATTTTGATTGGTCACAAAGGAACATCTCTACTTGACACTGGTTACATTTACGCACCGTATGTACCTCTTCAATTAACACCTACAATGTATAACCCATTCAACTTTACACCTATCAAAGGTATAATGACGAGATATGCTAAGAAAATGGTTAACAACCGTTTCTATGGTAGAATCACAGTTGATGGAGTTAGAACATTTGACTTGAGAGAATTAAGATAAGATATCTTAAACGAATAAGAGAAAGGAGACAAGAAATTGTCTCCTTTTTTTATGAATAATAATTTAATAACACTAAATGTTCATTTGACACAAAATTTACTTTATAATTAAACTTCTTTAAACTATTTATTAAGTAAAAATATTTAATTATGAAAAGTTTTTTAATCTTACTATTTACCCTAATTTCTTTTTTGGGCTTTACACAAGTTAGTTCTTATACATTCGGAACATCAACTGGTACTTACACACCAATAACTGGTGGTGCTAACTATGATAACTTTACAAGTTGGACAAACACAAATTTTTTAGATGATAATAACTCAACTGCATTAGAATCAATTGGGTTTAATTTTGTTTATAATGGGACAACCTATACTCAATTTGCCGTTAATACCAATGGATTTATAACATTAGGTGCTTTACCTACTAATAGTTATTTACCACTATCAACAGGTACGTCAAATAATGTTATTTCTGCAATGGGAGCCGATTTAATAGGTCGTGGTTCATTTTTAGCAAATAGAACTTCTGGGAGTGCCGTAATCACAATAACCGGTGGTGATATATCTTTAATATCAGTTGGTGACAAAGTAAGTGGTACTGGTATTCCTGCGGGTGCTACGGTATTATCTAAAACAGCAACAACTGTCATTATTTCAGCAAGCGCATCAAGTAATGGCACAGGGTTTCATTTTAGATTTAGTAGATCAACATTCGGTATTAGATTTCAAACAATAGGTACCGCACCTAATAGAACATTAGTTGTTCAGTGGACGGGTTGGCAAAGATATACCACATCAGGAGCGTTTGGTGAATTGTATAACTTTCAAATAAGATTAAACGAAACAACTAACGCAATAAATATTGTTTATAACATACAAGGTCCAACAAGTGCTACCGCAACAACTTTTCAAATTGGTTTAAGAGGAAGTGTAAACACCAATTTTAATAACAGAACAACAACAACAAATTGGTCATCAACAACCGCAGGGACATTAAATAGCTCAACTGTAACACTTTCAAGTACAGTTAAACCAACAGCCGGATTAACATATACTTGGACACCCCCATCTTGTGCGGCACCATCATCATTATTAGTAACTTACACATCACCAACATCCGCTAATTTATCCTGGTCAGCATCACCATCATTACCAACAAATGGATATGAATGGGAAATAAGAACTTCTGGATTAGGGGGTAGTGGAGCAACTGGCTTAACGGCTAGTGGTAGTGTTGGTGCGGGAGTTACATCTGTTTCTACCTCATCATTAACTCAAAATACGACCTATATATTATATGTTAGAAGTAATTGTGGGGGAACGTATAGTTCCTGGAATGCGTCCGCTAGCTCAACTTCACCAACACCTCCACCAGCAAATGACTATTGTTCTGGAGTAGTGGATGTTCCTTGTGCTACTAGTTCATTAGCTGGTACAACGGTGGGAACAATAGTTGAGACAGCACCATTTTCTTTATCATCTAATTATGGGGTTTGGTATACATTTGTAGGCGACGGACAACAAACAACAATTACATCAACAGCCACATTTGATCATAGTTTATTGTTTATGTCTGGATCTTGTAGTGGATTAAGTTATATAACTAACATTGATAATTCATTCACAACTGAAACATATACATTTACCACAACAGTAGGAGTTCAGTATTATATTTATATTGCTCATTATTTAACAAGTAGTACTTCAACTGGAACTTTTACAATATCCAGAACTTGTACAGCACCTCCTGTACCACCAATTAATGATAATCCATCTGGAGCTATTACATTAACGATAGGTAACACCGTTACATATGTAACATATACCAATGTAAACGCAACTAACACAACAACTGAATCAACACCAAGTTGTGCTGCGTATGTTGGTGAAGATGTTTGGTTTAAAGTTACACTTCCACAATATGTGACATCATTGGATTTTGACACACAAACCGGTGTGATAACTGATGCGGGTATGGCAATTTATAGAGGTGCGTTAGGTTCGCTAGTTGAAATACAATGTGATGATGATAGTTCACCAAACGGTGCAATGTCTTTTATATCAAGAACTGATTTTTTTGAATACGAAACAATATACATTAGAATATGGGAATATAATGGTGGGACAACCGGTACTTTTGGTATATCTGTTACAACACCACAACCGCTACCAGTTGAGTTAAGTCAGTTTGAGGGAATTAAATATACAATGTTTAATTTAATTAATTGGACAACTGAATCAGAAAACAACTCAAGTTATTTTGATTTAGAATCAAGTATTGATGGTGAGAACTGGAAAGTTATTACAACAAGTCCGGCTGCTGGTAATAGTAATGAAAAAATTAATTATTCATATATTGATAATAATTTAAGTGAAATTGTTTATTATAGATTACAACAATTTGATATTGACGGAAAATATGAAACATTTGGACCAATTGTTATTACTAGAGATGTTAAAAATAAACAAATTATCGGTTATATTAATTTATTAGGACAAAAAGTTGACCCAAAATATACTACAGGTGTAATAATTGAGGTATATGAAGATGGGACAATGATAAAAAAAATTAGATGATAAAAAATTTTGATTTTATAAGAAGGTTGTTTGTTATAGTTCTTGCTATACTACAACCTTTTATAATTTATTTTTATTGTGGTGAATTACAATCATTATCTCAATCATGGACAACAGATCTACAATTTTTATTTATTTTAACAAATGCACTTGTAAGTTACTTTTTTTTTGATTTAGATGAATGGAAAATACCATCAATGTTTCTATTATTATTAACAGCATTTTCAGTTCCGGATCATTTTTGGTTACATAATATTTTTGCAATACTTTTTTTTCTATCTTGTTTGGTGCCATTATACTTGGCAAAAAGATTTAAATATTATTTCTATATCTATTTAATATCAATTTTTTTCTGGGTTTTTAAAGGGTTTTTTTGGATGGAGACTTGGGGGATATTAACATTATGTGTATATCACTTACATTTAATGTTATATAAAGTACACTTACTGTCTAGACATAGTTCTAATAGCCTTTGAGATTATCTCAACTTCACCTATTGTAAAAGCTCCCCGTTTGTGAGCGGCTTTAACCGACTCAATTAAATAATATAAAGAATGTTCTTTATCCATAGTTGATAATATTACCTCAAGATGATCTTCACTTAAAAGATCAATAGTTCCAAATAAATTACCAAATAATTCATTACTTTCTTTATTTTCCATTTTTACAAATATTTATATGAATAATGATAGACGATAAATTAATAAAGAAAATAATAAGAGAGGCAACATCTGACGGTGGTGGTAGAGGTGCATATGTTGGACCTTTACAACCTGGGATTCGTTTGTTTAAAAAAAATCAAATGACACCTTTTACAATTCCTGTTTCAAAATATGATAGTCCATTATTATCTTATGACAGTTATGACGGTAAAATGGATGAAACAAAAAAACAAATAAAAAAAATTGAAACAAAAGCAAAAAAAAATTCTATCTTCTTAAAGAATCATCCTGGGTTAACAATAAGTGATGAAGATGGTAATGTTATAAATCAAACCCCAGGGAAAAAATTAAAATTTGTTCCAATTAAAGAAAATATGAAAATAGATCAGATAATCAAAAAAATTTTATTAGAAGCTACGTCTGAAAAAGCAACTAGAGGTTCTTATGTTTCACCACTATTACCTGGGTATAGAGAGTTTCAAAAAAATCAAAATGCACCATTTACTGAATTTCTTACACAATGGGATGATGCCATGTTAGATCATGATAGTATGGATGGTAAAATGTCAACTAAAAAAAGTGAGATAAAAAAGAGAGAAAAAAGAGCAGAAAAGATTGCTAGATATATAAAAAATAACCCTGACGCTTTTACGTTTGCTGACGATGGTGGTGTTATGAATGGTATACCAGGTAAAAATTTAGACGCAAAACCACTTAAAAATTTTGACCCAAAAAAAACTGTAACAAAACTTGGTGAGTGGGTTGAAATTACTCAAGATGTCATTGTTGAGGATCTTGCTGTATGGTTTGGGAAAAAGAAAAAACCAAAAGGTTCTTCACAACCAAAAGGACCATGGGTTGATATATGTAGAAAAGTTGACGGTAAACATCCACCTTGTGGTAGAAAGGACGCTGATAGTGGGTCTTATCCTAAATGTAGGGCCGCTGGTGTTGCGGGTAAAATGTCTGACTCACAAAAAAGATCGGCTTGTCAACAAAAAAGAAAAGCGGAAAAAAATGATTCTCAATCTGGTAAAGGACAGAAACCGGTTATGACTTCATATAAAACAAAAAAGGAGTCTGTAGACTCCATAGTTTTTAATATCTTATCAGAGTTTAGAAATTCTATCTAATACGTTATGTAATGAATTTTTAATTTGAGAATTAATTGTTTCTTCGTATTCAACTCTTCTTTTTTCTGTTTCGTTATCAAACACATATGTTACTCTTTCCCAATCACGATTTGATAGTTTTACATTATAGTGATAAATGTGATTTGTCAAATCAATTTTATTATCAAACATCGTAATAAAAAGATCCATAGTTTTATTCTCAATGTATCTTTTATTTGACATTGGTGCAATCATAAATTTTGTATCTTTATGTTTGATTGCTTTTAAACAAATGTTAAAACAAGTCTTTTCATATGACATTGTTTTTTCTACATACGTTGGTGCAATTACATTACCTTTTTTTGACAATAAATACATTCTTAATTTAAATCGTCTAAAAAAATTCCAAATCTTTATCATAGTTCTTATTTTATATTGTTCTACAAATATATGGAAAAAATAAATATACTACCAAATAAAATTTAAGAAATTTTTAACAATAAACACCAGAACAACGTTTTTTACCATCAAGTCCAGCTTTACTTCCTTTACAAACTTGAACAGCGAACGCATTAGCATAAGCGCTAGGGTACACATCAAATTTAGATTTGGCGGCTGCTTTACCTCTAGCACATAATTTAGTGCCAGTTTTTTTTCTACCTTCCATAACAACCTCATCATCTTCATAATCAGACATATCTTCATCATCAACAGACACATCACCATGCGTTTTGTTCATAATAAAATCAAAAACCTGATCCATATTATTTTTTGCTTCAGCAATATGATCTTGAGCCCAATCGTGACCATTTTCTAAAATAGACTCAACCATTTCTTCATCTAAATCAAGTAATAAATCACATTGTCTTCTCATTTGTTCTAAATTAGAAAAAAACATATATCTTCCAGACCTATGCTCCTCTTCTTCTTTTAAAACTTTTTTTATTATTCTTTCTATATTC